ACTCTGGAAGTGGGGTACGGCCAAGAAGGTCGTTGTTGATATATACGCGCTCTGGCTTGCGGCTATCGTCCATCTCCTGAGCCATGTAGATAGGAACAAGCTTGTTAGTTGTTCGGCTTACGCGGCGAAGCGTACCCATCTCAAGGCGCCATAGACCAATGTTGAGAGCAGAGCAGAGTTGCTTGTACTGGTCCCAACGTTGCTGAATGATGCTAGTTAATTGTGAGTAGCGTTGAGCACGTGGGATTACTACTCCGTCTGGAGCAGTGATGTTAATGTCAAAGGCAGCATCTGTAGCTAGAGCCCACAAGGCTTCAATAGCTGCAAGGATAGCAATTGGGTATTCCTCAACTGGGGGAATGCTTTGTATCGTAATAGAGCTACCAAAGCTATCTGTGCGGTTATTGGTGTGCTGAGTAACCGCAGTGTTGATAAAGATAGTGAGGTCTGCGTCTAGGAAGTAGCGAACAGTAGTTCCTGTAACAGCAATAGATGAGTTGTTTACAGGAGCGGTGGTAAATGTAATCTTACCTGTGCTGGACTCAAGAGTGTACTGGGAAGGGTATGCAACAGGGGCGCCGTTAATGGTTACGTAAAGGTTTGTAAGCTCTACAGGCTTTACATTTAAATAGAAAGTCTTTGTAACGCCATCGCCGTTACCAGCATAGGTAAAGTTCTTTGAGGTGTCGCCAAGCTCTGTGCGTACTCTAGAGAGTATGTCTGCAATCAGCGCCACTAACTACCCCTAACGTTTAAGCTAAATAATGTCATTCTTTACTTTAAAAGTCTTTATAAACGAAGAAAGCGCCCAATTGGGCGCCCGCTCCGTTAAGTCTTGATTAGATAACTCCTGCGAGATATCCCTTTTCCGCAAGGTGCTGTGCAACATCTTTAGTAACAGAATACTTCTGTCCAGCTTTAAAGCTGTAGTTGTTGCCTGCTCCGAGGGTCATGTTCTCAATGTTCTCTACAACGCGAATGACTACTGTGTCTTCTTGTGTGCCAACCTCAATTGGGTCGTCCACAATGATTGTCTGGCGGTCAGGCTTTGTAGCATCAATAACTTCAGTCTCAAGCTTAACTTGTGCTTGGGCGCTAGCCATTGACATTTCTGCTGCGCGTTCCTGCTGAGCTTCTGCAAACTCTGAGGCTTGCGCTTCACGGGCACGGCCCGTTACATCTGTTGGCTTTGCTTTACTTGCCATTTAGATTCTCCTTGTTAATATCTCGGTTAGATAAGGTGGGGGCCGAAGCCCCCACCCTTTAAGCTATTCAGTTATATTAGTTGGTTTCTGCAATGATTACAGACTGGTCAGTGATTAGACCAAGACCGAAGATTGAGTACCAAGCAAGTGCGTGCTCACGACCGAAGTCAAGAATACCGCCATCGCGGAGTTCAACTGGAAGAGAGATTGCGTGACCGAATGCGTTATCTCCAATGAAGATAGCTGAGTAGCGGTCAGAACCACCGTTACCTGTGTAGGTAGCAGGAGTTGTGTATCCTCCACCAGCAGCTACTGTTGGGTTAGCAACAGCTGTGTCTGTGGTGTAAGAAGCACCAGCACCACCAGCGACCTTAAGGACCTGTGTGGTTTCGATGAATACTGTGTCGTACAAACGACCGATTTCACCAAGCATGAAGTTTCCTGGAGCAGCGTACTTTGTGACTTCGATGAACTCTGGATTGTCACGAAGCTTGCGGCTCTGGTGTGGGTGAACAAAGCAAACATATGTCTCACCAAGGCGAGGGATGTTCTTTGTTGCTAGTGTTTCTACAGCGTCCTTAACAGTGTGTGGTGTCAAGTAGTATGAACCTGTCATTGAAGCACGGGTTGTGCCCTTTGAACCGTCTGCATACCAGTTGTTAACAGCTGTAAGGTTTGAGCGGTCTTCACCATAAATGGTTGAAGTTGCTGCGTAGAGTGTGTCGCGTGAAAGCTGGTCTAGGTAGATAGCCATGTTGCGACCCAATAGGCGAGAAGCTGAAGCCATAACGTCATCGAATGATGCGTTAAGAAGCAATTCAGAAACTGCAAGACCGTAACCGTGTTCTGTTACAGTGATTGAGAACTGTTGCGCTGTAAGCGCGTTTGTCTGCATACGTACACCTTCAACTAGCGCTGAAGCAAAGCCGAGGTTGTTGTAACGCATGAAGTTAATCTGAAGACCAGGAGCTACTCCGAGCTCTGTCTTCTTTACTGCGAACTGCTCAAAACGAAGGATAGGCATTGCCTGGAAAAGGATTTCCTTTGACCAGATTGTCTGAATCGCTTGAGTTAGCTGTGTGTTCGTACCTGAGTACGCGGTAGGTGCTGCGGCAAGATTGCCTGTACCTGTAATACTTGATGCCATTTAGCATGACTCCTTGTTAATAGTGTTTGAGTTAGGGGATTACTTCTTGAACATTCCCTGAGATATGCCACGAGCACTAGGGCTCATAAGCTTGTCTCTGTATTTGGCGTATTCATTCATAGACATTGACGCAATCTCTTGCGGCGTTAACGAACGTTGCTCCGTGTTGCTCTCCAGTGGTCCGTTAGGAGGAGTTGTTACACTCGTTCCTCTCATCTCTTTTCGTGCACTCTGCGCTGCAGAGGCAACTGATTCGAGAATCTTCGCAGACCGCTCTTTTAGTCCGTTAACACTAGCTTCAAGCTCTTCGCGGCTGTTGCCGTTAACGAGGTCTACTAGGTCAGGAATAATGTTGTCGCGTTCTACGTCAAGCAATTGCTGGCGGTAAGTTTGCAAATCTGCATAGGTCTTCTCGCGCTCCAGTAGAGCTTGGTAATGTTCGCGTTCAAGACGCTCACGTTCCAACTGCTCCTTCAACTCGGCCGTACGAAGTTCAATGAGAGACTTTGCATCTAGCTCTGACTCTGCTTGTAACTTTGCACGTTCTGCAGCGGCTTGCGCTTCTGCAGCTTTGCGAGCTGTTTCTTCTTCTTTTTCTTTACGTAAAGAACTTAGTTCATCCTTCAGACTTTCAATCTGTGGGTAGAGCTTGTCCTTTTCTTGGGAACGAACCTTAGCTAAATCCTCGTCTGTATAGAACTTCGGAGTATTAACTGGTTCCGTCGTAGTAACAGTCAAAGCGTCAACGCTTGACACATTTACAACTGGAGCCGTTCCTGACTCTGCTTCAAAAGCAGATGCCATGTTTTCTGCAGTATCTGACATGCTTGCCATCCTTTTCTAGAGGTCGTTCTCCGAATGGGCTAAAAGCCCGTAGCACAAATGACCAAACGTATGCTTTATTTTCTCTTTCTAATATGAAAATGTCAGCGTAAATGCTTACTTTTCATACTCTTCTGGAACACGTCTTTGTGGGAGCGTGGTTCCATAAGCTTCAGTTACAAGAGCAGTCTTGAGCTCTTGTTCGCCAGTCATGGCAGCCATCGTGGCTTCATCAAGGACTGGGTTTAGTGAGGAACTTGGTACGCCGCCCTCACCAGTTTCTGGGTTAACAGCCTGTACAGGAGTAGCAGGGTTACCGCCAGCTGGAGACTGCATACCAGTCAAAGACATAATATCGTTCTCAATTTGAGTTTGTAGAAGCTTAAGTGCGCCGTCTGCAGTAGCATCATCAAGAAGCTCTTGGCGAATCTCATTAATCTTCTCTGTTGGGAACTCTTCTCCAAGAGTACGCAAGGCGCCTTCCTTAGACTCAAGGCCTAGAGAAAGCATAGATTGAACTTCGTTAAGGGCAATTAACTTGTCTAATGGAAGTGGCTGTGGGAACTGCGCGTAAGACCGATAAGTAAGTGGGTCGTTAGGGTCTAGCTGTAGAAGCTGGCCCTTCTTGGCTTTAACGTTAACGTTCGGGTCCCAAGTAAATAGCTCTGGTTCTTTTAAAGCAACGCTAAGTAGAATAAGCTCATTAACGCGCTCTAGACCGTGTGCATACTGAATAATCTTCTGGTGGTATCGGTTCATCAAAGGTTGGAACTGAATAGAAAGCGCAACACCTGAGGTGTTAGAAATAGGCTGTGCCTGACCAAGTGCAGTCTCAGGGACACCAATCATTTCGTGCATAGACTTCTTGAGCATAGCCAAGAACTCCATAGCGCCCTTAAGTCCTTGTGAACCGCCTTCAAGGTTCTCTACGCGAGCGTCTTTAGGAAGACCGCCCCATACCTTGTTAGCACCCTTTTCTAGCTGTGAAGCCTTCGCACCAATGATGACCGTAACTGGCGCTGCATGGTAATTAACAATGTCGGCAATATCAGTAGCAGTCTCATTGTAAGTGCGATTGATGTTAATAATATCGTTGCAATCGCTAAGACCCCAAGGACTACCGCTAATGCGAATGTTCGGAATATGGATAACAGGAATAGTGCCGAGTGGATTAGGACGCGAGTCAATAAGCTCGTCGTTGATGTACTCTTCAATAATGTCGTCCGTAAGGATTTCTGTGTAAGTGAATACTTGGCGTGTGCCCTCAAGAGATGTCCCCCAAAAACGGTATTTAAGTTTAAAGCGAATTAAACGTTCGCGGTCGTGCGGATGGAACTCAGGGAACGCAAAGGAAGAGTTCAAGGGAAGAATACGAACTCGTCCAGGGTGTTGACGACCTGCTGGGTCTACCCAAGGTTCTTCATAAGCAACTTTAATAAAACAGTCGCCAGATACGGCGCCCTGCTGTCCAATCTCCCAAAGTACTGTAGCTTTGTTGTTATCTACTTCCCATACTCTTTCGAGGATGTCTGGCACGATTGCTTCCGTTTCTTTCGGGGAACGGAAGGAGACCCCTTTGCCAAAAGTAAAGTTTGTAACAAAGTCTGTGAATGCACGGTAGTAATTAAGTGCCATTTGTGTTTCGCCTGTTTGACGGCGATAAGAATAATGGTGGCCTAGGTACATCGCCCAGTTAAGTGAATAACGGTTTAGGCGGGGGCCGTGTACTTCAAACTCTTCATCAGCAAGTTCTACCAATCCCAATGGGGATATGGAGATTGTTAGGTCAGAAGAAGCTGCACGATAACTCGGAGGCGAGAAATCAATACCGCTCACAAATCACCCTCTTTCCCTTTTGTAACAAGCTTAGAATATCAGTAAATGTAGACAAACTGATAAAACGACACGACTAAAGCGACTAACGAATAACCTTTTTAGTTACTTGCTTAGTTACTTTATTCTTGCTTTCTTCTTCTTTTTTATCTTTTTCTTCTTTTACATAATCTCTAAAGCGTGGGTCAATTTCACTCTTTTTATCTACGAATTTGCCGCCTAAAGAAACGTACTTAGCATGTACCCAGTGCGCTGCCGCAGGAGATGGGTACTTTGTGAACTTTGTTTTTGCTTGCGCAACAATCATGTTCCATTGTTTAGGGTTGGCAGGAAGCTGCTTAGGACCCTTCTTAACTTCTTTACCTTGAATAAGTGCCATAGTTAGTCCTTAATAGGCTCTCGCCCCCGCAGCATGGTGGGACGCTGAACGGGGGACGAGAAATCTATTTAGTTAAATTAGTCCTGAACTACTGCAGGGTTGCTTGGCTTTTGAAGTCCGCCATTGCGGAATACTTCTTCAAAACGGTTATCGCCGTGGTCAGCAAAACCGCCTGCTGCAAACTCCTGTAGGTGAACAGGTGCTTCTACCCAAGCTGCAGAACCAACGTGTGCGCGTTCACGCATTGTCTCTTCTGCTGACTTCTCGAATACGTTTGCATTGCGGTTAGCGCGACCTGCTGCAGGAACATATCCCTGCATAGCGCCGTTTGTAAACTCTTGTGGGACGTCGGTATCAGTTGCAATACCTTCTTCAAAACGAAGTGGTCCACGTTGTCCTGGAAGAGCAGCTGACATCTTACGGTCGTAGAATGTAGGTGCTTGTTCTGGGAACTTTGGGTCTGGTGCGATTGTCATATGAACTCCTAATTAGGTTGAGGCCTCGTAGAAAAGTGTGCTACTGATTGAGGCTAAAATCAGGCTAAAGTAACAATTATCTATAGAATGGTGATGAAGACACTTCTACTGAAGGCATAGTTAGGTCCATAGTTAAACAGACCGCAATAGCCAAACTATCAGCGTAGTCGTCGTGGGCATGGGCTTCGTCAGGGGCCTTTGCCAAGAAGTTAGGACCTGTAAACTTAGTTTCTAGGTCTGTCATTTGTTGGTAGAACCGTTTCCATGTACGAAGTCTGCGGGTCTTTGCATGAGCAGGCCAACCAACCATACGGCGGTCAATTAGCGCCTTAAGGTGCTTCCAACGCTTAGATTGTTCAGGCTGGCTACTGCCAATTGAATGAACTTCTGCACGTGGTAATAACAACTTAAGTCTTTGAGCTACAGCGTCTCCGACACCATTAGCGTCGACCCCAACAGCAAGGATGTCGTAGTTATTAAGAAAGTTAACTATTTGAAAGTACTGGTCTTCCCAGTCATCGCCTTGAATCTCTAACCAATTAAGAATACGATGGTCAAAGTAACCAAACTCATCTGGCCTATCCCAGTCAACCCATACTACGGTAACTACAGTTGAGTCCATCTTACGAGCAGGGTCGATGCCAACAACTACTGGGGTACGATGCCAAGCTTTAACAACTTCTTGCGAAGTGTCTCCTAGCTCATCCATAAGAGTAGAAGTAACAAACATACCTCGTTCAAGTAACCAGTGACAAGAATATGACATTCTAAACTCATCAGAGTCTTCTCCGATGCGCAGCATTTCCTTTTTAATAAACTTGCCATAGTTTGTGTTGACCTTGGCTACGTCTTTCCAATCCCATTCAAAGTGGTTCTGTCTAGAGCGTGAGCCCGTCTGTCTGCGTTTGTTAAGTTGAATAGAACGGTAGAAGTTGTTCTTATGTGTAGTAGGGGTGCCTGTCTTAACCATAGTACCTGAGTAGTATGCGAGCATAGGGGAGATAGATTTAGACACTACAAAGTCGTCCGCCTCTTGGCACTCGTCAATAACAATAAGATGGAAAGACTTAGATTCAATCTTTGCACGAGGGTTAGCCGTCATCATCATAAGAGACGAGCCTGAGTTCTTTAATCTAATCTGCCTCGTAACGCCTGGGACTTTACCTAGGCTGTCATCAATCTCAGGGTCACCAAGAATCTCAAGTGCACGCTCAGATGTAAGGCGGTTAACTGTACGACCAAAAAGGGTTTCTACCTGCCCCTCAACTGGAGCAAACATACCAATCCAAATACCGTCTTTAAACTTACCTAAAAGGTCTGGGTACATCCTAGCTAAGCGTGGTAACAGCACCATAAGGGTAGCCACAGTGTTGGCGATAGTCTCTGACTTGCCTGACTGGCGGGCCGCAAGGGCGGTAATCTCTTCACCGTCGTTAATAATTACAGATTCAATAACACGACGCGCCAAAGGCATCTGATAGGGGTGTAGCTCATGCCCGACTAGAGCTGTCATGAATTGAATGCAGCGGTCGACAATCTTGTTTACAAAGTCACGGGAAAGCTCATCAAGTTCCTCAAGCTCCTCTTCAGGGGCTAAGTCCTCGTCTTCAAGCTCATCTGGTGAAAACTCTTCATCATCTTCTAATAGGTTGTCCATATAAACCTTAGTTTAAGTTAAAACAAAAAGCCTGGGCTATTAAACCCAGGCTTTTCGCTGCCGCAACGGGGGTGAGAAGAATGAGGCAGGCTTAGTCTAACACAATTGTAGACAAATCTATTTAACGGTAGTCATGCGCGTGTTGAGTTCATCAACAACTGCGTGAAGTGCCTCTGCACCATTAAGAAGCTCACGTAGATAGCCAGGGTCACGACTCTTTTGATACAGAGATAAACAACGCCCTACTTCATATATAGCGTTGTCGGACCACATTTCTAGCTCTCCTGTAGGAATTCTAGATACTCGCTTCGCTACCTTTTCAGAAAAAGGTTTAGTCCAAGGCTGTTTAGTCTTTAAAAAACTCATCATACATCCCATCCTCTGGAGTCCAAACAGTTCTGCCTTTCATAGCATTTTGCACAAGTTCATCTATTTTGTCGTCGTCATCATAGCTCAACTTAGGGTTATGATAAAAAAGCCCTACATAATAACCAGGCTCGGTAAATGGAACTCTAAATACTAAACACTTACCAAAGCGGTAGGGGTGCTCTACTTCTTGAGTAGTGCCAATTTCAATGATAGGTAATAGCTTCTTATGCCAGTAGCGAAGCTTTCCTCCGTATAGTGGTCCTTTTGTCTTCATACGCCAAATAGCTCTGCAGCCGATACCTTTCTTAAGTCTGTAATAGGGGTACTACTTTGAATGCGGCTTGCGCTCTCTGCTGTAGAACTAATCTGTTCTTTGGTTCCAGCCGATAAAGCGTCCATGTTTGCTGGCCCCATATCAGGCCAAGTGTCTAACCCACTAGTGCGAAGGTACTTACCAGTAGAGCCGCTGTTCTTTAAACCAATCCACATCTCTGCGCCAACGTTCTCGTACTGCCACCAAGTGTTATCTCTAAATACAACAATAAGCGTTTGAGTGTTTGGATTGTAGCCAATAGTCCACGCACGTGGCCTAGGCGGATTACTAGTTGGTGCAGCTTGTAACTTTGTTCCAACGTCTAACACATCTTTAGGTACGTGCACGTCCCACTTGTTTACGTTCTCTGCTTGTCGTTCTAAATGAGATTCTTTTGTTTTACCAAATAACTCGTCAGCTGATGGGAGCTGTGCTCTCTTTCTAGCCATTATTCCTCACAGACGTGGTTAGCGGTTTCCGTTTCTAATACTCTAACAAAGCACAGACTACACCGCAAGTAGCGCGGAGGTGTGTAGTTGTTTTGAACGGTGGCGCCTAACGGCATATCCCCACCATATTCAGACGTATCGTAAACGGTAATTATCTCTGGCTCTCTAAACAACTCAGCTGGGAACGGACCCTTGGGTGAGGTTATGTGGGAAGGTACTGGGTGTACCTGAGTAGCTTTGTGGTTAGTTACTCTCATCAGTAGAAGCAGCCTTCTTCTTAGAAGGCTTCGGTGCTTCCTCTACAACTGGTGTTACTAGTGGGAAGTGACCAGCATTAGCGCGTTCTTGTAACCAAACAGGAAGGCAAGAAGCGCAATAATTAACTGGAACTAGCCCAGAATCTGAACAAGTATAAGCAGCCTCTGCCGAGCAGTTATCGCATGTAACCATGTAGTCCTCCTAAAATGTTAGCTTTAGTATAGACGAAAAAGGGGCCAAGGTTGCCCTTGACCCCTCCTCCTTAACTATTTAGTTATCGAGCGCCAACTCCGAAAGCGCCGTCTTTTGGATTAAGTGCACGAAGCAAAGGACCTGCTACAGCAGCAATAGCCGCGCTTGCAAGAGCTTTACCGTCATGGTTACCTGCTAGGTACATTGCCAACACTGCGGAAAATGCGGTACGTCCGTATGAAGCAAGTACTGCTTGAAGTTGCTTATTCATGTTTCTCCTGTTTCTTGACGGTGGCCCGTCTAATTAAATACTACCACTCGTCAGAAGCTTCATCAACGTGTTGTTCAAATCGACCTTCAAGGCGAGCCATAGAAACTCGCATTTCGGTTACGTCTAAAGCAATTCTATTAATTGAGTCTCGCATACTTGAGCCGCCATTTGGCTTTAACTCTGCAAGGTAATGCTTGATTGTCCAACGGATTCCCGTTACTGTTACTGCGCCTAATCCTAATATAATTGAGGTAAGCGCAGCATAATCTGAAACAGTCACTAACGTTCCATTCTGTTATAGGTTATATTAATCACAGAATGGTTGTCCGTATTAGAGCCCAAAATACGCGTATTTGTATAAGTTTACATATAAATATATAAATTAAATGTTAAAAACAAGTGTTTAGACTTGACATGGTGTGTAACTCTTTGGTTTGCTAGTTCATGACAGAGGCCCCAGCAATGGGGCCTTAGCCAACTGAGAGGAGCAGCGATGCTCAATATCAGAATTAACTTCACTGTTAATCTACGAAAGGTGGCAGCAGGTGTTGCAGCAGGAACTATCTTCTTGTCTCACTTGTTTGCCCCAGCTTATGCAATTACAGCAAAACCTGCTGTAAGTAACGAAAAGGCTGTTACGGTCAACCTGACCTACCTTAAAGTTACAACTACTCGCACAGAGGCTCTGGAGGCCGTTAATAGCCCTCAGGCAAAGTACTTTGATGCGGAGGCCTTAGCGTTTTTAACAACGTATACACAGGGCTGGACTATGGCGGAGTGGAGTTGCCTACGTTATGTATGGCAGAAAGAAAGCCACTTCAATCCAAAGGCGTTAAATATGCACTCAGGGGCTTATGGAATTGCACAATTCCTACCAAGCACATGGGGCAATTACAAAGTCGTAAAGACGCCCGAGGCAAAGCTTCAGATTAAATACGGGTTACGTTATATCGAAAAACGATACGGGAGCGCATGTGAAGCAAAAGCATTTTGGGTCAAGCACGGGTGGTACTAACGCACCGTTCTTTGATGGAAGTCAGGTCTGCGCTCAGGTAGACCCTGAACTATTCTTTCCCGACAATCCTGCTGAATCAGTAATAAACATGAAGTTAGTAAAACCTTTATGTAAAAGCTGTGAGTTTCAAACTGAGTGTTTGGAATATGCGCTATCTAACAGAGAGCTGTTAGGTATCTGGGCAGGTACAACTGAAAAAGACCGAGCACGATTACGGAGATTTGGTAAAAAGATAGCTTAAAGCAAAAAGCCCCAGCCAATTGGCTGGGGCTTTTTGTATGTATGTTTATTATGTCCAAGAGGTCATTGTAATTGTTGCTGATAGAGCTGTTGAAGCTGCCCCCGCTGCGACAGATTGTGACTTCACTGTGCCAGAAGCACCTGTGAGCTTTGTACCAGGTGTGATAGCGCCAGAGTCGGCAACTGTCCATCCTGAACCTGCGATAACGAGTGTGCTTGCTGAACCGCCAGTTACAGTCCATGTACCAACAAGTGCTGCTGGGATACCTGTACCTGTAGCGATTGTTACCTTTGTACCAACAGCCCATGTAGAAGTTCCGCCAGAAACAGTTACTGTTGCTGCAGTAGTTGAAGTGACGTTAATCTGAGTTGGCTGGGTAGCTGTGTTTGTAGCACCAGTTGTATTGGTGATATTAGATGTAGCAAAGCCAGCATCCTTAAGAGCATCAAGACCAAGAGCGGTTGTGAGTCCAAGGACTGAAGGAACATCAATATAAGCAACGCCAGAAACGTATGAACCGTCAGCAGCTGTAAGCTGAGTTGTAAGAGCTACGATACCGTTGTTAATGTTAATTAGTGAACCTGTTGTAGAGTTGGTTACTGTGAAGTAATCACGTGTAGCCTTAGCTACTGTTGCGCTTGACAAGTTAAAGTCTCCGCAACCTGTGATGATGACAGTATCGCCATCCTTAAGGAAGTTCATAGCTTCGTAACGGATAGTTGTTCCATCGCCAGTTACCTGTGTGATGTTGTACTTTCCTGTGCCTGGTGTGTAAGCTGGGTAACCAGACCACGCTGTTTCATCAAACTCATGGTTGGCGCTCTTAACTGTTACGTTAGCAATTGCGTTTGAACCTGAGTATGCTGAAGTGCCAGCAAAGTCTAGACGAGCTCCTGTAACAGCAGTTGTTGCTGCCCAGTATGCGTCTGCGCCAACACCTGAAAGAGTGTTAATTGCTACCTTAGCAACACCTGTTTGTGAGGTATCTGAAGTTGAGCCTGTGTTTGTTACTGTGAACTGTGTAGCTGAAGCTGTAGCGATTGTTGCAGCTGTAAGGTTACCAGCGGCTGTAGTAAGACCTGTAATCGTTACAAGGTCGCCAGGAATAAAAGAGTTAGCTGAGGTGTAAGTGATTGTTGTTCCGTTACCAGAAGCTGCTGTGACTACAGCTGTCTTGTAAGAAACTGCACTTGAACCTGTTGTTCCGCCAATGTTTGACGCAGCTGTTTCTGTGCGTACGTCGTTTGGCTGTAATGGGAGATTGCCCCATACGAAGTCAACAGCTGGGTTTCCAGCAGTATCCAGCGTATGTAGGTTATTGTTTGTTGCCATGGGGTACCTATTCTCTAGAGAAGTGAAACGCCTGATATCGGGGGCGCAGTCCTATTCTCCAAGAGGATTTACTCGTTGTCAGGCTTTATGGGCAGCCCATCTGAGAATAAAGCGCCTTCTTCTGTAATAGAAGGAATTACCCGTTCCCACTTATGAATAGGGCAAGATGCGTTGGCTAGCTCTGTTTTAAGGTTCATAAAGCAGCCGCATTCTTTGCACTGGGTAGTTAGATTTATAAACCTTGGGCAGGCTTTACAAATCTCTAGGCGGGCTTCTTTTATGTACTCAGGGATGCCAGTTAAGTTCTTATTAAATATGTCCCACGGACGGGCTGGCCTATCAGACACGGCCCCACCTAACCCTTTCCCAAACTCTTTCGTGAACATAGTAAAGCACTATCTTTGTAAAGAACTCCATACCAGATATAGCTAAAGCAAGTTTAGCTTTTCCTGTAACAATAAAAGAAAGAACAAAAGTGTCTATAGTTCCAGTGATTCTCCAAGTAAACGCCTTTGTAAATGACCGTAAATGGGTTTTCATAAACCTAGTTCCTTACGTTTTTGAGTAGCGCTGACAGCTTCAATATCTGAGCCAAGGCTAACCTGCTCTACTTTGTACCCAACGTCACGCCCATAGACAATGTGGGTAATGTTAGGGACTTTCATTACAAGAGCAGGTCTGGCTGTTCCCTGAACAATATGTTGCTTAACCTTTTCAAAAGTAAACGGGTCTTTGATTGAGGTGCCGTGGGTGTCTCTGACTCCGATAAGGACTTGTTCTGTTCGCTCATGAGCTTTCTCCTTTAACGCCTCATGGCCCTCATGCCAAGGTTGGTATCTTCCAAGCATGAGAGTGGTTGGTTCTTTCCAATCGTATAACCCAGATTGGCTAATGATGGCGTCTGTTTGGCCCTTTGCGTCATAGCTCATCCAACGGTAGTCAAACTCAGTTGGGGTTTCCCACAGCTTGTTGGTGTCTTCAAAGCGACCTTCTTGGATAGTGTCCATCCAGATAAGGATGTCTGGTTTACCAAAGGCAATACGTGTAGTTTGTGTTGGGCAGATAAAATCAACTACTACATCAAGTCCCTGCCCAGACAACATACGGGCCATCTCTCCCATGCGGCGAGCGTGTTCAATACGGTCTTCTGGAGAAAACCCAAGGTCGGAGTTAATAGTAGAACGCACGTAATCTGCATTAAGATGAACAGCGTTAATGCGTCCTGCAAGCTCTGTAGCTAATGTGGTTTTGCCGCTACCAGGTAACCCTATAATCTGAATAATCATCTTTTCCACCGTCCCAAAACAACGAATCATTAAAGTATATGTCAGAGTCTATCCTATTTATCTCATACAAAGCGGTTAGTTCAGACTTGTACAACTTATTGAACAAGTGCTCAGACATGTCATTTACATTGTGAAACTCAGTTATAGGTTTGCTTATGGGCTCCAAGATATCAAAGCTATTAAATATAAGCTTTACCACGTCATCGCAAATAGGCTTTATTAACTGTGTATCTTTTAATAGAACGTCTATGCGTTTTAGCTTCTCATGCAAAGGCGCGTACTCTATGCGCAGCTCTGTAAACGTAGGGTCATTAAGGTAAAAGAACTCAGAGTCATTTTTAATATAGAAAAGGCTACGGGCCTGATAATCAGTTAAATAAGCTCTATTGCTCTCTACCCAGCTCATTAGCGCAGCTACTGTCGGCTCCGCGTTAATCACACCATATTTGATGTAATGGCAAAAGTGACTAACTGTACGTTTAGCGGGGTTACGCCAAGAGCTAAGAACAAACGCGTTGTCTGTTACATAAGTCCAGCCGCCGTGGTCTATAACAAACGGTATGTCCTTATCTTCAAGGGATGGGCGAACCACATCTGTGATTTTGCTTTTAAGATAGTGTCCGCCAGTCTTAGGCGTGTGTAGGTGGTAGAACGAGTCTTTAGTCGCCACTGCTCAATAACCATTCTTGGTTATTAAGAGTCCAGGCTACTACCTTACGGAGGGATGCTTCAAAAGGTACTGGAGGAACCCAGCCCCATTCTTCAAGTGTTTTACGGTCTAGTGCATAACGCAAGTCGTGCCCTGGTCTTGTAGTCCCAACATCTACTTGCTGTACTGGTTCCCACATATGAACGTTAATACCCATGTACTCAGCAATCATAATTGCCATTTCATCGTTGGCTACTTCCCGTTCTCCGCCTACATGGAAACGGTGTGGGCGCTCAACGCCTTCTGAGAATCTAATAGGGTGCTCATGTGCGTGCTTAGCTACGTGCACAAGCGCGTCTGCTTGGTTTCTAGCGTGAAGGTAAAACCTAGAACCCGACTTAAACTTACCATCGGCTACTGCCCCGTGAACAGGCATTTGCTCTGCTTTTAAGAAACAGCTGATTGTCTTAGGAATAAACTTCTCTACGTCTTGACGTTCGCCAAAGATGTTCATTGTATTAGAAAGTACAACTGGAACATCGTAACTGCGCCAGTAGGCAATAGCAATAGCCTCTTGAGCTGCTTTACTTGCTGAGTAAGGGTTAGACGGAAGGATAGGGTCATACTCTGGGTGAGAAGAGCCGTTCTTAGCTGGGCCGTAAACCTCATCAGTGGAGACTTGAATAAACATCTTTAGGTCTGTTTGAGTACGGGCGTAATCCAACATAGTTGTAGCAATAGCTACGTTGTTCTCAATAAAGTGGCGTGGCTCAATAAGGCTACGGTCTACATGTGATTCTGATGCGTTGTTTATGATTACATCAAACTGACCAAGCTGTTCTGTGGTAACCACGTCAATTGGGGTACGCAAGTCATGGGTTACAACTGTTACACGGCCTACTTTGTCAAGGTTAGCTTCAAAGACGGCACGTAGTCTAGAACTATAGCCTTTGTGTCTAAAACTGTCGGTTACGACTACCTCCCAATCAGTAGTCTTTAAAATGTGCTCTAAGGTATGGTGACCTACAAAACCGCCAGCACCTGTTAAAAGTACTCTCATTTCTTCTTTCTACCAGCCCACCACGAAATCTTATTGTTTGGGTGCATATGATGGTTATGGTTATGGGATTGTTCATGAGACCCTATGTTAAACGTTAAATACGAATCATCGTTTATCTTAACGTTCTTTAGATGGGTAGAAGTAGCTACTGTGTTAAGAGAGATGTTAATTTTAAGGTTTCTTACTTGATTAAAGAAACCAATATCATCAGAAACCCAAGCATCCCAATCTTCACGCCATTCATCTTTAAACCATGCGTTCTTCTTACCAAGATTCATTGCTTGAACAGCTTCTAGAACCTCTCTGTGTATTAAGCAGTACCCAATACCAACAGAATGAAGCCCGTTTAACAAAGGACCTTCTGCTAATTGTTCTGGTTTAAGCCAAGTACCGATGCCGTTTGGAGCTGGGTCATAGACGTTTTGCGCAGATACAACTAAAGTCTTTCCGTTTTCAAAGGGTAAGTAATACTTTCCTCCTACAATTGGATTGGTTTCTGCGTCTGCTGATTTAATAAGTTCATCAAAAGAAGCAAGGTCAACCATTAAATCACTGTCTATAGAAAACAACCAATCTGCATTAGTTTCTAAAAACAGATTTACCATTCTGTTTCTGTTTTGAGATAAATAAGGGCCAGATGCTACTACAACGTCAGAAATCCTATCGTTTCTATGCAAAAGCATTTGAGTTAAATGCGCTGCAAAGCCAGTGTAAAGGGTGCCCCCATCAATCCAGCCGATTGCTACCTTTTCATTATCTTTCATCTTTTCCCCTATCTTTAGTCCCTAGTGCGTTGTAAACCTTTTTAACCCAATAATTGTCTCTGTAGTATCCGCGACTTACAGAACGGAGTTTATCCCCTAATTCATAAATAGTAGAAGTTAACGCTGGGTCGTAAACAGCTGTCCAGTTCTCTCGTTTAATAGGAATTATCTGTGCAAACGGAGTTCCTTTAGGAATCACACCTTCAAATCCTTCTTTAAGAAAGAATGGTATGTTTCCTGAACCAGAGTACTTATCGCTGTCAATAATTCCTGAGGTAGTAGTAAACGGCAAATCAAATCTGTTTAAAGGATGAGTTACCAAAGAACTATAACCTTTAGGTGACTTAATACCCCATTTGGGTGTCCAAACTAAATGATTATCTAGGTGACCTGCTGGTCTAGGTATTGTTCTACCCACTGGCCCAGTTCGCTCTGCCATTTGTGGGCTAGTAGTGTTTGCATCCCAATCAATATCTATGCGCCCATCTTCAAGCTTTGTAACATGGATGTCTGACCAAGTAACGAGCATGTATCCTGAGATAAGAGCGTCTAAGAAAGGCATACAGGTTTTAAGACCTGATACGTCTTTACCCTCGTGCTTGTATGTAATTTCTGCTTTCTTGTACCATTCAGGAACAAAAGACTTTGCTAAATCTGGGTTAGGCACTCCATCTTCCCAAGCTTTTGCGTCTGGGATAAAGTGATAGAACTTCACCGTATAGTGCTCCTGTCTTATTGCCCTTCAATGTCGTTATAAAACGCCCAAAGGGTTATAAATAGTCTAGTTCCGCTTTTAACAGCGTTTACGCCGTGTGTGTAGTCTACACCCGCTGAGTGTATCACCAAACTGTTTTTAGTTGGTTTATGGGTTATGCCGCGGTTAGGGTAGTAAATCTCTCCGCCTTCATAGTCATCGTTTAAGTAAATGACAATGCCGTACTCGCATGACCTTTGTGATTGGTTATCATAGTGAGGGAGAAGCCCTTGAGATTCTCGCCTACGTCGAAGATACATAGAGTGAGTAAAGTGGTAGTGCCCAGTAAGAAGGTCTGTGCACAATTGTGAAACGTCTTCGCTTAAAGAGTTATCAAAAGGCAAAACACTTCCGTACCATTGACCTTTTGGGTTGCTAGCGCCTAAAGCCCACTCCTCTTCCGTAGCAGCGGAAGCCATAATCAGAAAACGATTAAGCGTCTCTTCTGGTAAGAAGTTATTGACAACGCAAATCTCTTCATCTAAAAAGACCGCATCAGTTCTAGTAATAAGGTCTTTTAAAGACATTAGTTATGCGGAGAAAGCGCCTGTTGTTGCGTTGTAAGACCAATCTTCTTTTGGTCCACCATTTAAAGGTGAATCGCATTGAACAAACGTAGGTGAGCTCAAAAGCACAGCAGCAAAGCGCTCTTCGCTGTGAAAGACCTGAACTACCTTTCCATCAATAATGGCTGCAACGTGAAAGGGCTCGCGTGAAGCAAGCTCGTCAGCTGATGGTGGAGGTGTCTGTGACGCCTCAGTTGCTTTGATTTCAGCAAATGACTTTACTGGGGTGATGCTCATATTTCTCCTTAGTTAGCTGTTCTCAAGTTTACACTGAGATTGTTAGGTTGTCTACGGTAGTGCCTTGCGTGTAACCACCTGGGGCTAAAATGATACCGTGGGTTACGCTTGTAGCTGGGCTAGTTGGGGTATTAGTTAAATCAGTACCAATTTGAGTTACTTGTCCAGCGGATGCAAACGCCTGTCCTGTGATTGTTCCTCCAGCTACCTTTAATTTAAGCGAAGCTGGAAGGGAGCTCAAAGCCTGGTCTACCACTGTGGTTACAGTATTGGCTACTGACTTAATAAGTCGAAGCGCTTGGGTGCCAGCTGATGTAGAAGAGGAAGAGCTATAAGTAGCGCATGAGCTTGAATAGTTAGGACCAACGGGATTGGAACAAACTTGAGAATAGTTAGGTCCAACAGTGTTAGAACAAACTGAAGAGTAGTTAGGACCTCGAGTATCGGAACAAACTTGAGTATAGTTAGGGCCCACAGCATTAGAACAAGCCGAACTGTAGCTAGGACCTTGAGTATTGGAACACGCGCTGTTATAGTACGGACCGTTTGTTTGATTGCAAGAGTAAGTTGGCCCTACAGTTGTGTAATTTATACAGCCGTAGTATGGACCATACTGTTGGTACGAACTACAAGCAGCGTTGTAATAACCTCTAAACCCGTCGTATCGCACATACCACACTGCGCACGTTGCAGAATACTCTGGCCCATAAGATAACGAGCACCCATAACTGTAAGAAGGACCAACGACAGAACCACAAGAATAAAAAGGCCCTGTTTGAGAGTATGAGCCTCCACAGTAATAACCGTCGTAATTTTGATAATAAGAACCGCCGCAGTAATAACTTGCTCCCGATTGAGAGAAAGAGCCAGCGCAGTAGTAGCTAGCACTAGATTGGCTATAGGTACCTCCGCAATAGTAACTAGCGCCAGATTGGCTATAGGTACCGCCACAATAGTAACTTGGCCCTGTTTGAGAGTACGTCGCACAGACTTGCGAATAAGACGTTACGATGTTGGTATAAGGAAATAAACCCCACCAGTTTTGAGCATCTGTAACCCAAAAAGCAATGCCAGCACCACCCGCAGTATCAACGTCTAAACTAATAGTTGGGCTAGAAGTAGGAGATATTAAAGAAGCAATAGGGTAAGCGCTTGGAGTATCACCGCTTTTTGCTTTATTGTTATTGATATACCAGTTACCACGAAGAGCAGACCAAGCGTTACCTGTGTCTGAAGTCCCTAAACCTGATGCGGTATTTGAACGGTTGAATAAGTCAGAGATAATGCCTTGGAAGAACTGGCGCCATGTGCCGCCAATCTTTACCCAACCAGTAACGATTGGTCGCCAAGAGCCTGATACTTTTACAAACGCGCTGCTTACTTGTTTCCAAGAGCCGCCTACTTTGATATATGGGTTGCCAGTAGCCATTACACGTAAACCAACCAGACCTCGCCGTCGCTACCGCCAGTAGGGGCGGAGCTGGAGGCCCAGATGTTACGTACGTAGTTTGAACCCGTAGGTGCTGAGCCGACTTGTATTGAAGTGCTTGCAGTTACTGCAGATGTTCCGTTTCCATATAAGAATCCTGAAAGTGTTGATGCGCCTGTTCCACCATTAGCAACAGCTACTGTTCCGCTTACGTTTGCCGCGTTACCAGTAATGTTTCCGCTAATTGCAGAACCAGGAATAGTTGATGAAGCCCCAACCGCTGAAGCACCGTTACCGTATAGGTAACCAGTTAAGTTAGTAGCACCAAGGCCACCGTACCCAACTCCAATAGTTGCGCCGTTCCATGTGCTTGTTCCAGTAAAAGTAGAGCTAGAGGTATTAGCAAGTGTTCCTGATGTAGGAAGCGTTACCGCAGTTGCAGCTGTAGACGTAATGGTGGTGTTATAAATACCAGCAAAAGCTAAAGTAGAGTTAGGAACAGTAAGTGTTCCTGTGCTTGCAGTAATAGTAAGACCATTTGTTGCTGAGCTAGAAGCCGAAGCCCACTTAATACCGTTTGTTTGTGTTGAGTCTGCTACTAAAACGTATCCGTCTGCGCCTGCTGCTTGGCGGGCTACAGCTCCAGAACCAGTTGCAACAATAAGGTCGCCCTTAGTTGTGACTGTAGAGGTAGGAACATAGCCAACTAAAGCACCTGAAGCGTTGATAGAGGTAACAACAGTGCCGCTTGAGTTCTGCCATTCTTGTAAATTGGCGCTTTGGCTTGCCGCACCTTTAATAACAAGGCCTGTAATAGATGCGCTAGACGCGGTAATTATGTTAGCAGCGTCTCCTGCTTTGCGAAGATATTGAGTGTGAGCGTCTGAAACTACGCCAAGCTCAACGTCAGCAATACGTGCGCTGATAGTGGTTGGGGTACGTGCCGCAAAAGAGAAGTTAGTAACCGCAGTAGGATTAGAGTTAGTCGTTGGAGTGGCACCAATAGCGCCCTCAATTGCCATAACCTCATACTGAATGTTGTTTGGATGCGACGCATCAATGACTTCAGTTGTGTTCTTATGGTCTGTAAACTGGACTACTTGGGAGGGATATGACGCTGCCACAGATATCCTTTCAATTCTTAGCTACAAGAGTAGGGTTAAAGAAGTGTAATTTCCGCCTAAACCTAGTTTTGGTGTTCTCCGTTAACGCCTTTACCTGGGTTTTCATATGTCCAAACACTTGGTTTCTCATTAGGGTTTAAAAACATACGACGAAGGCCAAACCTAGAATCTTTTACAGTTAAAGCTTTTGGGTTTCCAGCTTTAAACTCTTTCTTTCTTCTTTTCATACTGAATATCTGTTCCACTGCCTAGCATTTGTATCAGTAACTTTAATAGGAGTTTGAACTCTAGTTAAACTGTCACGGCCTTTACGAGTAGAGCCAATAGAAGCGCTTATCTCTGCTGCAAGGTTTACTACAGTTGGAGACTTTACTGGATGCGCTTTCTTCTTTTTACGCGCCATCTCCCCACTGCCTTCCCGCGTTAGGATTCTTTGGGATGTTAGTTATGCTGTGGATTGTGTTTCCAAATGTAGAACTACCTTCATTAAGGTCTACCATAGGCTGAGCAACATACATCCCACCTCTTGGGCCTTGAATCATGCGTGACTCTGGTGCTTCAATTGCTTTTGGACCAGGAGCTTCTAAACCTTTTCTAAAACCACCAATACGACCACGAACTTCTTGAGCATCCCAAATCTCTTCTGTCTGTGGAAGAGCGCCTTTAGAACGCGGACCATCTTCAACTACTTCTGCATCGTAGACTTGGCGGTCTTTACCGTGACCAGTAACTTTGTCCTCTGAGGATTGATTAGAGCTTTTAGTTTCTTCTTTGTCTTTTTCAGCTTTTCTAAACTTAAGGTGCTTCTCTTTAACTTTAAAACCAAAAGGTTTAATCTTATCGGGACCCCGCATAAGATTCTTAACGTTGCTTAGCTCTTGACTACCGCTCATACTCTGATTGTAGATGTTTCTCTTCACAGTCTCTTGCTAAACCTGTGACCACATAACGCTTACCGCATAAAGCGCAAGTCCAGCGCTTTATGCGTTCGGCATCATCCAACTACTTACCGCAGGTTGGGCACTTAGCTGCTTCAGGCGCGGCTGGGGCGGCACCTGCTGCTTTGAACTTAGGGCGCCCAAACCCAACAATTGAAATCATCTCGTTCTTTGGGTTCTTTTTAAAGCCGCGAAGCTTCTTAGAAACTTGTCCGCCGTTGCGCTGTGAACCCTTTTTATCTGGGCTTGTGTTTCCTTCAATTGTCCACACAGTACCGTCGCCGTTGTCTTTAATAACAATGCCTACGTGAGAGATTCTGTCTACGCCATCTGCAGGAAAATCAAAATAACAGATATCTCCTGGCTCTGGGTCTGCAAGTACTGCGTCAATCCAAGCGCCAGCTTTCTTAAACGCGGCAGCTCCCGCTGGTGTAGAAACGGTATTAGGTACCTTTACCCCAGCCTGGTCTGCGCACCACATAACAAAAGAGCCACACCAAGGCTGAAAGTTAACTTTGGTGAAAGCGCCGTACTTTGTTTCATTATCTTTAGGGCCTTCAATAGTACCTAGCTCTGCTGTAGCAACTTCAATAAGTTTAGCGGGTGTGCCTTGGTCTGCCATTACTTGTCCCATTCCTCATCTACTGGATGTTCTTCTGGAATTTGACCTTCTGGTTTTGCTAAAGTAGGTGCGATAGTTACCGCAACACCTGTTTGGTTAGCTTCAACCTGTAGGTCTGCTGCTGTTTTTGAATTTACATCAACTGCTGCAAATGCAGAGTTAACCTCATCTAGTGATAGTTTGCCATCATTCATAAAGCCACGTGCTAGCTTCTCTACTACTGCGGCTACTGCTGTGAGCCCAGCTACGGTTACGGCTTTCATGACTGAGATGCCAGCAATAGAACCAGCACCAATTACTCCAAGTCCGCTAGCTGCAAATACCGCAACAATGCGAAGCAGGATATTCCCTGTTGTTTTAAACATTATTCCTCATCCTTTGGGTTTCTAATTGGGTATGTAATAGCCCATGCAACTAACGTTCCGATAATTGCATATCCAACAACTGTTTTTGCAGAGCCATCAAGTACTACCCATGCAATGAACATGCCAAGTAAAGTCCATAGCTGGTCAATCATGTCTGTAAGTATTCTTTTCATGGTCTGCGTCTCCTTACGCCTTTACTATCTCCAGAAGCGCCTCCGCCTCCAGAACTTCCTCCACCACTGTTTCCTCCGCTTCGGCTTCCGCCTGCGGCACCTGCAGCAGCCCCGACTGCGTTGATTGCGGCATTACCTGCAATAACGGCAGCAACTACCATCTTCTCTGCTTCTGCTCGTTCTTGGGGAGACATGTCAGCACCGATGTTTCCAAGTGCTTTTAGTGCCTGCCCTGGGTCGCTAAACAATGCGCCAACTAATTCAGAGGGGTTCTCTAGTAAAACTAGAGCCGCAGCTACGTCTGCAGTAATTATAACTTCATTACCATTTTCATCCTGCCTAACCTCTACAGGTTGTTCTGGAGGTAGGTCTTTAAATTCAATACCAGCAGCCTCTAAAGCTGATGCTGGAACAGCTGCTTCACCTTTAAACTGCTCAACAATTACATCAGCAACAAGGTCCTTTTGGTCTTGAGTAAGTTCTTGACCTTTTGGCGCAAGAGTGGCAACAAGAGATGCAACTTCATCATCTGTAATCTTTCCGTCTTTACCTAGAGCATCAACTACCGCTTTTGCTTCTTTGTCTGATATATTTCCGTCCTTAGTAGCAGCTGCTACTTCTGGAGGTGGTGGAGGTAATTGTGATTCTGGTAACGGACTTTGTGGCTCTGGCTTTGGTAACTCTGGTTCTGGTTTTGGTTCCGCAGGTGGTTCAGGTGCCACAGGAGGCTCCTCGGGCGCTACGGGTGGCGTTTCGGGTACTTCCACGGGTGGTTGCGGTTCTGTGGGTGGTAATGGCTGTTCTGTGGGCGGTTCAGTAGGTGTCTCAGGGTCAGGAGAAGGTTGTGGTTCCGACGGAGTTGGGGCTGGCTCGGGTTCTGCAGGCGGATTTGGAGCGGGCTCTTGAGGAGTCTCAGGCTGAGGTGCAGGGTCTGGTTGTGATGGTGGCTCAGGTGCGGGCGCTGGTTCGTCTGCTGGAGCGCTAGGTGAGTCGGGAACAGGGGTTGCAACAGGCTCTGGAGCGGGTTCGGGAGCTGGGTCAGGAGTTGCAACGGGAGTTGGGTCTGGTTGAGGCTCTGGTTGAGGCGCTGGTTGCGGCTGAGGTGTTGGAACCACAGGAGTAGGGGTGGGTACAACTGGAGTTGGATTTTCTTGCACAGGGGCCGTTGACGGAGTTGTAGGAACAGGGGTAGGTAATGGCTGAGGAGTTGGGACAGGAGATGGCTGTGGAGACGGCACAGGCGTTGGAGCAGGAGGCACAGAAGGCTCTGGCGAAGGCGTTACAGAAGGCGCGGGAGAAGGAGTAGGTGATGGAGTTGGTTGCGGTGTTGGTACTGGCGTTGGGGTTGGGCCTGGTGTTGGGTTACTGCTCGGCTCTACCGAGGGTGAAGGTGACGGAGAAGGCTCTCTCGAAGGCTCGGGTGAGGGAGTCGGAGTTGGAGATGGAACTGGATTACCAGAGGGCGAAGGCGATGGGGAAGGACTAGGGGATGGAGCTGCTGTTTCAGTGGGTGATGGGCTCGGTGTTGGTGTTGGGCTTGGTGTTGGTTGTGTGGTTGGAGAAGGTGAAGGAGACGGCACAGGAGAGGGCTCATTACTTGGACTTGCGGAAGGACTCACGGTTGGCGCAGGAGCAATCTCTTCAGCGGTTACTACAGGAGCCACATAAACGCGAGTCAGACCCGCCTCTTCAAGAGTAACAACTCTACCGTCTGGCAACCGAACACCTGTTCGTGTTTGTAGATTTTGTTGAACATCTGATAAATAAGTAATAGTTAAAGTGCTATCTGAATTAATTGCTGCGGTTACTACGATTGTAGAAAGAGGAACCGCACTAGCATTTGCTCCATATGGGCGAACAGCCAAATCAACCTGAAACCCAGCCTGACTAGAGGTAATAATTAAGTGCTCGTCTGCTGAACGCCACCCAGCAGGGTAACTATTAGATGGGTTTGGATTATTAGGGTTGAGAACTACCCAGTCATAAGCGTTAACTGAAATTGACGGTGTGCTTGGAAAATTGCTGTAGTTGTTATCTTGACGGCCAAAGACAATAGTTGAGTTTGTTGTGGCGTAGACGGCTGTGTATTCAGTTCCTTGAAAGTTAACGGTAGTAGGTAAAGCTACTTGATATGAGACGTCATCTCCACCGCAGGTATCCTGCACTAATACTGGGGTGGCTGTAGCCGTATCCCCAGGTTGCGACACTGCTGTATTTAAAACGGTAGGGGCTGTTGCCGCTGCAGCTATAGATTGCGCGGTTGTTACACAAGCAGCTTGTGATGATGTTGCAAATAATAATGGAAAGAAAGAAGCGGATAGTGCTACAGATAGTGCTGCGATTAAACGCAGTGCTCTCAATCAGTCTCCCGTGACTAGGTAATATCTAGTCTATCGGATTTAAAAACCCTTGAGGGTCAAACACGGACAATGCTTTTTCAATTAAAGTAGATTGCTTATCTTTAGCATGATGACCACAAAACATTAATTCTCCGTTAAGAAACGTAGCTATTACTTTAGCTGCTGCGCTACAGGAGTCACAGCGGTCTTGCAGAGTTAATTCTCTGGCATCTGTGACGGTTATCATTAACGGCGCTTCATCTCGCGAGCTTTGGTTTTCTTATCAGAAGAACTCTTTGCTTTTAACTTTGCAAGGTGTGAACCGCTTACAGGACCAATTGTGTCAGTGACAGCGTTAGTTCCGTACATAACACGTTCAGCGCCAGTCTTACCAGAGTTGTAATTGTGCTCTGTGTACTCTTCGCCAGTCATGTTGCGCATAGCTGACATTTCATCAATCTTTTGGTTTAAAGCAGATTGTTGAAGACCCATTTGGTCTTCACCTTTACGATAGACAGGCATTACTTCTTCCCTTCAGGGCGCATCTCATCAGAAAGCGTAAATCCTGCTGCTTTCCAAGGACCTGGGTTTTTACGCTGCCAATGAAGGGAGCTTGCACCCATGCGCATACCTTTAGCGCTAACTGGTCCTCCGCCCATGTCTTCATATTCTTTAACGCTCATTCTAGGATTAAGTCCAACAATGTAGCCGTTGCTGTCTGCTTCGCTGTTTACATGAGAACGCTCTTGTTCTTTAGCGCGGTTAAACAATGAGGATTGGTCATCACCCTTACGATAAATAGCCATTACTTCTCATTCTCCTTCTTGCCTGCGCGGCGCTTGTTCTCTTTAGCGGTGTTCTTGCCTTTATCTAAAATACGAAGATTGCCCTTGGAGTCATTACTGTGGTTATTATCCTTGTGGTCAACTGTTTTGTCTTTAGACTTAATCTTACCGTTTTCTGATTCATAGTCAGCACGAGCTTTGTTTTTAGAAGTGGTATGCCACTTACCGTCTTTACCTTTAGTCTTATAGACATAGATAGGGCGTCCGCCGTTTTCCTTAGAGCCCTTGTAGGGACCAAACTTCTTTGTCTCAGACATTACTTAGCTTTCTTTTCTGGGACGCAGTTAGGAACCTTCTTGCCGTCCTTCATCTTCATACCGTATTGACGGTAGTTTGCCCAGCATGGACTAGCCATTCTTTTTATGCCAATCTCTAGTAGCTTTTACGCCTTGCTTAATAGTCTTAGCGCCAGCTTTCTTTGTAAGGTTAATCTTATCGTACTTGCCTTTGTTTCCAGCGTGGTCCACAATCACATCACCATTCTTCTTTTGTTTAATGGTGTGCTTTTCACCAGCTACCTTAATAACCTTTTTATGGGTTTTATTAGGCTTTCCGCATCCACAGGTAGCGCACATTAACAATCCCACTTACGCAAAGACTTATTAATACGTGAGTTGGGGTCCTTAGCTGTCTTAGAAGAAGTGTTCTCTTTCTTCATTCCTTCCATGCGTGCACAGAAGGATTTACGACGAGCAGCAGACTTTGGAGACTTAGCTGCCTTATCTTTAGAGACAGGAGCTTTTAGATTAGAACCAGGGTGCGCTTTTTCATAGGACTTGCGTCCCTTTTCATTAAGCCCGCCTTTAGAGTTCTTACCCTCTTTGCGTTGCCATGCTTCTGATTTAGCCATGAGCTCTCCTATTAAACAATCGCGCTCGGTGTAAAGCTATCCTGATACATACCGTTAGGGTTATCAAGCGTAATCTTAGTACGCTTAGTAGCCTCTTCAGTTTGAGTTTTAGTTCCACCATCTGGGCCTGGACCTGGCTCTGGCTGTGGCTCTGGCTGTGGTTCTGGCTTTGGGGTTGGTTCTGGTGTTGTTGAAGTACCTGTGCCAGTTGAAGTGCCCGTATCAGTTCCTGCACCAGTGTCAAAGATACCTTTACGACCAGTATCAGAGCCAAGTCCTGTTCCAGTATCTGTGCCAAGACCTGTTCCAGTCTCAGTTATTGTTGATGGGTTGGTTTCTATACCTGTTCCAGGTTTAGTCCAAGGATTAGTTTCTGTTTCTGGTTCAGCACCTGGTTCAGCACCTGGTTCTTCTCCAGGCTTTGCTCCTGGCTTTTCAAATGGTTTGTAGTTTGGCTTAATAGTTGGGGTTGTATCTGGAGAAGGAACAGCATCTGGAGAAGTGCGTGGAGTTGTAATTGGCTTTACAACAGGTGTTGGTTCCTTAGAAGGTTTGCTAGGAAGAGTATCTGGTGTAATAGTTGGTTCAGTAGTTGGCTCAGTAGTTGGCTCAGTAGCTGGAGCTGGCTCTGTTGGAGTTGGTTCTGGCGACTTTACAGGCTTTGCAGGTGCAGGCTCTGTTGGCGTCGGCTCCTTAACAGGAGCAGGCTTAGTTGCAGGCTTTTGAATAGGCCAATCACTTGGGCTCTTGTACGGGTCAAACGGAGTATCGTAGTTTGGCTCTTCGGTAGGTGTTTTAGTAGGTGTCTTCTTAGGAGCTGGGATTGTCTGCGGTTCTACCTTTGGTTCAGCTGGTACTGTCTCTGGCTCAATTGTAGGAGCTTCAGGAGCAGCAACATCTGATTTAGGTGCATTTCTTAATGGGCGGTTGACAGGCCAATCACTTGGGTTTGCATAAGGGTCAAAAGGCTTAGAGTAATCAGGAAGCTTAGCTGGTGCTGTATCTGGAAGCTTTGTCTCAACCATTGTTGAACCTTGTGCGCCAGCGCCAAACTCATCTAACTTTGCAGATGGTGATTTATAAGTAGGAACTGAGGTTGTGCTTGTTCCAGAACTTGGTGTTGGATAACCACTAGATGTAGGAGCTTCTGATACACGCGGTGCTGTGTACGGCTTTACAGATGAGCCACCTGTTGTACCAGAACCGCCAGAACCGCCATTAAAGTTATTAGTTCTACTTGCTCCAACTCCACCTGTTGGTGGCTCTGCAATGTTAATACCAGCGTCTCCGCCTTTAGCGGCAGTTGCTGCTTCTTTTGTAATAGTAGTTGCTTCTTTAACAACAGAAGGTGCAGTAATCTTTGCAACAGTAGTTGCTTTAGCTGCTGAAGCAGCAGACCTAGCTGCTGCTGCAGCATCAGCTGCTGCTGCTGC